GTGTCCTAAGGGTTTACTCATTAACAAATACCTCTTCAATAGTTAACCTACGAAACCCATCCCAATTCCTGCGCATGTACAGTAAGTTAAAGCAGGTCTCAAGCATACCCTTCCACTCACGTGGATGGTGGTCACGCCATGTGTTAGCAACAGTCTCAAGCATATCTTCAGTGGCTACACCTTGTAAGATCTTCTCGGCTTTCTTAGGGCCTATGCCCTTAAGTCCATGAATGTTATCTGTGCTGTCACCTGTAAGCATTTGTATACACATTTTATAATGACCTTGGTCAGCGTCAATAAAGTATTGTGTCTTCTTGTTGAAGTTGTAATGCCAACCGGGGACCATGTCAATGTCCTTGTCGATATGTGCTATGACATAATGCTCACCAGCTTCGTAAGCTTCTTGCGCCCAGATAGACACAACATCATCTGCCTCACAGTTATCTGACTTGAAGCAACCTGTTTCCCAAGCGTACTCGGTAACTGCATTACGTCTTTCAACTACTTGAGGATCTATCTCGGACTTACTTCGGTTACCTTTGTAGTCCTCAGAGATACCGTACCTGAAGTTACCTTTACCTTTGACAGCTACGTAACCTTTGATACTTCCAGTGTCACGCATGATGGCATCAAGTGCCTTATCAAAGTATGACTTTGCTTGTGTGACTGAGTCTGTTGTTACTGCTATACGAAAGATGATTGAGTCAGCGTCTATGAAACACTTGTCATACTCCATCTCTTCTTCCATACAACTCTTACTAAACATAGTAAAGACTGCATCGTTATTATTGAACATAGTTGTTACTCTTTTTCATATTATCAGATGCTTTTAGGATCTGTAAGTTATTAGCCACATGTAAACCAGTAACATTATCACCGTTAATTGGTATTATGTGGTCCACATGGTACATACCTCGCCCATGTTTCTCATTTAGAATTGTAGCTTCCTTGTAAAATAATCTTATCTCATCTAAGTCAGCCCATGTAGGTGTCACCCTTTTATCCCTGAACCTAGCCCTAGCACTCATTTCATTAGATCTAACCCTATGTTCTACTACACTTGCCCTTTTCTTACGATAAGCACTCTTGCAATCCATACAAGATTTGACACCACCTATTGCGTCATACTCAGTCCAGTTATCGTATAGCACTAGTGTTGTATCACATGTGTAGCAGGACCTACCTATAGTGTCTTCAATAATTAAAGCCTTTCCCTTAAGGTTTAGTGCTCTCTTCTTATCGTATATTTTAGAACATGACCTACATGTGTGGGTGGCTTTACGTACCCTAGACGCAGTCCAATTACCACCTATAACTAGAAGAACATCACAGCCTTTGCAGAATCTATCTTCACTGTTGAACATATTTATTACTCTTTTCTAGATTGTCAGATGCCTTTAGGATCTGTAAGTTATTCTCTACATGAAACCCCGATACAGTTTTACCCTGCAAGGGGATTATGTGATCTACATGATATGACCGAGGGCCATGCTTCTCATTAAGAGCTGCACAGTCCTCGTATATCTTTCGGATAGCATCAGAGTCAGCCCATGCAGGCATCCTCTGTTTCTTCTTTGTGTACCTCATGTTGCAGTCGTGGTTCACGTAACCAGCATTGTCTTTCTTCCATTGACGTTGCCGCTCACGTTCCCTTGCTAATGCTACTGGGTCAGCATTCATCTCCAGTAACCTTTGCCTACGTTTCTCTGCCTTAGTGGATCTCTGCATAATTAATACCGATCTTCCCATCTCCGTCCATACAGGTAACCCCTACAGACTTAGGTCCCTCACGGAATCCAGCTACAGATATATCTAGTACAGTTTTAGCATGTTTAGTAGGCGTAACCCATGCAGTCTCGTCATGATAAAACAAGATAGGGTATGTGCCTTCGATACCTAACTCTTTAATCTTCTTGTACTGGTACACTAATGCAGACTTGCAGGTGATACCCTCTAGTGTTTGAAGTAAGTAGTTAAGTAGTTGGTGTTCTGAGCTTACAACAACTCGCCTACCATCAGCGCCTATGATAAAGCCAATCCCGGTCTTCATCTTGTTGTGATTGTACTCAGATACCAAGGAGTCTTTGAGATCCTTTAGCTTAGGGAACGCTGCTTTGAACTTAGCATCTGCTGCTTTACCAGCTTTAGGTGACTTAAGTCCAGTGATAACTTCACCAAGCTTAGCCACACCTGCGCCAAATAAGTAAGCATATATAAAGCTCTTAGCTTTTGTCCTTGAGATACCAAGGATAGCAGCATTGCGAGAGTGGGCATCAGTTCCATCAGATTCTTTACCCACAACTACAGAGGATGTAAACTTATCATCACCCATGTAGTGTGCTAGACCTCTGAATTGATTACCAGCAGAGTCAGCACCCACTAACCTATGACCACGCTCACATGTAAGTAAAGCTCTTAGGTCTTTACCGTACTCTGAGTGTACTCCGGGTATGTTGACAATGCCACGATGACGACAACGGAATGAAGGTGTACCTATGGTAAACATATCACCATGTAGCCTACCATCACCCCACTTAGCTACCATCTCTATCCAGTTATCAACCATAGATAACCTTTGACGTAGCATGTAGTAGTCACTGATCATACTGCCAACGATACCTAGAGGCTCTAAGGAGCTGTCTGTTAGCTTCGGGGACATCTTGATCCACTTACCTGCTACTTTCTTAAAGGTCCAATCGTCAGGCTTCCAGCCAATATCAGAGAGGTACTTCTTTACCTCTGCTAATTGACCTAGCCGTACTTCACTGAACTCTATACGAGAGAAAGGTCCTGTGATAAAACTATCAGAAGCTTTAGTGGTTACATCTAAATCATACCAATCGGTTATGAGTTTGTAGTAGTCACCATTCTTCTTAACAATCTTATCTACTTCTTTACTACCTTTAAGCATACATACACTACCTAACTGTGGCTCAAGCTCATCTTCTATAGCATGTAGCTTCCATGTTAGTTCACGTTTAAGTTCCTTAGCTTTAGGCATGTTGAACTTCCAACCTTTAGCAGTGATCTCTGCATTAACTACTGCAAAGTCATGCTCTAGGTTTAAAGCTTGCTTGAACTGAGGACGTGCTTTGATTTGTATTGACGCTTCTCTTGATAGTCTTTCATATACTAACGTGTTTAATGTAACGTCTTGTATACAATATGTAAGCATCTCTTGGTTGTAGTTAGTCCAATCGTTGTAATCTCCTTTTGGATACTTGAAGAACTCACCCCAACCTGCAAGGCCATGCCTGTGTGTGCGTTGGAACATACATAGCTGTGACATTAGCAGTGTATCCCATACAGTCTGAGAGGGCCTAGGTTCCCATCCTAGGAGTCTTTTAAGAACTGGTAGGTCATATCCAATTATGTTGTGACCTGCTATTAGGTCAGCTTCTAAGAGCTTCTGGAGACCTTCGGCTAGTGAAGGTAGGTTCTCATCGTAATCTGAGTAAGAGAAGATGTCTTTTGTGGTAATATCTTGCATTACAAGACACCATATCTTGTTTACTTCAGGGATAAGTCCGTTAGTTTCTAGATCCCAAATCAATTTAGTTGTCATAGTCAGTCCTCCCAGACCGTTAAGCAGTTTACAGTGACCTTGCTTAGGTCAATTATTTATTCTACCAGCCCCAAGAGGAGCCAGACATTCCATCTGCTGAGTAATCGGTAACTCGACCTTCAAAGAAGTTCTTAAAACTGTCACCATTTAAAACCCAATCAAGCCAAGGCAGTGGGTTCTCTTCTATATTCCAGTTTGGTTTAAGTCCTAGGTTTGTTAGTCGTCTGTCCGCGATATATCGAATATAGAGCTTGACTTCTTCTGCTGTAAGACCTTCCATAGCTCCCATTTCAAACGCAAGGTCAATAACTTTGTCTTCAAGTTGGACCGCAGTTCGGTACATTTCATAGATAGATAGTTTAAACTCATCATTTACAACCTCCGGGTTTTCATGTGTGTATGTTCGGAACAACTCAGTCATACCTGTGACATGCATTGTCTCATCACGAATAGACCACTCCACAATCTCACACATTCCCTTAAGCTTACCATACCTTTGGAAGTTTAAGAGCATCACAAAGGCAGAAAACAGAGACATACCTTCGTTACATACAGTTTGTGCCAGTGCTTTAGCTAAGCCTTGCTTAGTATCTGGGTCAAATGTCTGCATGAACTCAAGTTTCTCTGCCATTGCTTCATATTCTAGGAATGCTGCGTACTCTGACTCTGCAAAACCTAAGGTGTCGTTCAGTAATGCATAAGATCTCATGTGAATTGTCTCTCGTTGTGCGAAAGATAGCATCATCATACGTGCTTCGTTGTTTTTAATGCGAGGTAGGAACACATCTACGTAACTACCACCTACAATTACATCAGATTGTGTAAATAATCGTAGGATTTGGGTGATAAAGTTTTTCTCAGATGGAGTAATCTTCCCAGATTTCCACTGTGTTACGTCCTCATTAAGATCACACTCCCATTCACCCCAATGTAACTTGTCATGTTCAATTGCTTGAGTGACAAAGCTAGTGTAGTTGAAGGGTTTAAAGGCTGGTGATGCAGTTAGTAAGCTCATTTATTAATTATCCTTGGCATGATAGGCACTCATCTTCTTCAGTTGCGTAGTCTTTTAGTGCTACACGGGTAGGCTTGAAGCTTACTGTGTCAGCCTTAGCACCTGCACTTGTTCGAAGATAGTAAAGTCCCTTTAGTTTCTTGTTGAATGCACGAATATGCACTTCGTTTACGTACGCTTTGTCGGTTCCAGCAGGAAAGAACAAATTAACAGACTGCCCCTGACATATAAAGGGCTGTCGTGTTGCTGCATGATCTATAACCCATCGTTGGTCAAGTTCAAATGCAGTCTTAAATACCTGCTTGTCCCAATCTTCCATCCATTCTAGGTGTTGTACACTACCTTCATTCAGTATAATTGAAGTCCATTGTTCTTCTATCCAAACTTTAGATTTATCTTTCCATGTGTTTGCATATTCAAATATTACTTTATCAAGATAAGTGTTTACAACAAGGTGTGCACCTACACGTGTACGATGTGTGAATGCATTAGATTTAAGGGGTTCTATTGATGCTGAGCAACCAGCAATTATTGATGAGTTGGCATTAGGTGCTATTGCTAATAAGTGTGAGTTGCGTATCCCATCTACATCAGGACATGAACCACGTTCTTCTGCTAGGTACACTGATGCTGCTCTTGCTTGTGCTTTTATATGAGTGAACATCTCAGTATTGTATGCAGTAGCCATAGGGGTCTCCCAAGGTATCCCCACACGTTGTAATGCACTGTGGAAACCCATTGCCCCTAGTCCTAAAGAACGCTCTTGTGTGGCACTGTAGACAGCCTTGCGTAGTTCCTTGGGAGCATGGAAACAAAAGAAGCTTATTACATTATCTAGCATAGTGATTAGGTCAGCAACCATAGTGGTTTCTTTCCAATCCTCGTAGTGTTCAAGGTTTACACTTGACAGGCAACAGACTGCTGTACGATCTTCGTTTGTCGGTAGATGAATTTCATTACAAAGGTTTGAACCCTTGATAGTTAACCCTTTCTCACGCATTTCTGCAGGTAGATGCCTGTTGGCTTCATCAATGAAGTTAAGGTATGGTTCTCCAGTACGGAATCTTGTCTCAATCAGACGTTCCCATAGTTCTCTTGCAGGTAATGTATCTCGTATTGTTTTATCATTAGGGTCTATTAGATCCCATGTATTACCTGATGTGACTGCATCCATAAACTCATCAGTAATGTTTACTGCGTTGTGAATATTGAACGCTTTACGATTAGGGTCACCACCTGTGGGTACTCTTATGTTTATGAACTCAATGATGTCTGGGTGTGTTATGTCTATGTAAGCGGCATAAGAACCTTTTCGTGTCTTACCTTGTCGGTAAGCAGTCATGTCACTATCGACAGTCTTTAAGAAGGGTATAGGAGAGGGAGCCACATCACTGACAGACCTAATGTCAGACCAATGACCGCCAACACCGCCACCTTTGACGGATAGCCACCGTAATTCCGTGCTGTGTCCAATAAGGCCCTCAAGAGTATCAGGGACGTAAGATAAGAAACAACTAATAGGAAGACCATGTACTTTTTCTCCAAGTGCAGGGGCATTAGATAAGATAGGTGAGCTGAACATAAACCAACTTTTACTAGCATAGTCATATATACGTTGTGCTAGATCATAGTCAGACTTACAAAATGCCATAGCTGCCCTAGCGTATGCGTCTTGTGGGTCTTCACCTTCACGACAATAGTAGTCCTTAAGGAGTGTGTATGCTTGTTCTGAAAGCAAACTATTACGTTCGTAATCAACTGTTATTGTCATTTAGAAATTCCTTTACTTTTTCTTCATTCTTGAAACCTATAAGTCTTTTACCTGTTTCAGTGTTTAGCAGTGTAGGTACACTCATTACTTTATTATCAGCAGCTATTACCCATTCTTCTTCTATGTCGCAAGACACGTATTCAACCATCATA